ACAGTGACCTTGTTTCCCGTAACGGAAACGACAAACCCTTGCTCCCCTTTGCTCCAGCTTTTATGCTTTGCATATATCAAGGTGCCGCGCTGTATTTCCTCCGTATCGAATACGTTAGTCGGATTCCTAATAATCAGCATATAAACCTCCTAAAAATCAGAAAAAATCGAATCAACCTCCGGTTCCACATCGTCCAAAATAGGATCCACGAATGGTCTTGCCTCCATTTTTTTCGTTCCGTCTTCAAGATATCCGGCATATGAAGCTTTGGAGTCTGCGTAAGCTGTTATAGAGATGCTTGAGTTCGAGTTTCCTCCATTCATTCGCACCCCCGTCTTCCACGCTCGTCGCAGGAAGCCCGTCCTCACCCCGGGAGGGTTTCCCGGTGATGATGGACTTGGGTTTGTCAGAACTTCTATGGCGCTATTCCGCATGGCATTTGACACGCGAAATGCCTTAGACATTGTCTTTTGATTAACTTCCCTTACCGCCTCACGAACAGCCTGGCGGATCGCTTCTGATGCTCCTCCCGGCGTCATCTCAAATCATTCCTTTCCTCTGCATAATAGATTGTGGCCACGTCAAGGGATCCGGCATCATCTATCGCAAGAATAAGAAAATATCGACTTTCCAGCGATAGAACATCTCCCTTTTTGGCGGCCGGGCAGTCCCAGCTTACAATAGTGTGGGTAAGAGAGTGCTGATCCTGATCCCACATATGCTTGGTTTTCTCGCGGTCATCAGTACTCGCCTCAGCCAAAACACCATTGACAAGAATCCCTGTATCCTTATATTCCGCCACTGGAAGTCCAATATTTGATATGTCAGACTCTTTTCTTTTTACCAGAAACTCTTTAAAAAGGTTTCCGGGGCGAAGGTACATAAGCACATCATCCACCTTCTCTCTCGGTGGACATCATTCCGGTATAGAAATAAGGTTTCTCACATTCATTTCCTTGAGCCGAGATAGCCGCAGCAGAAAGACTGCTCTGGGATACCGATGCTTTGAGTTTCTCGTATTCTTCCTGCCACAGCTTTGCTCGATTTCCGAACTGTAATGATAATGGACCTGTTTGTGTGTCGACCTCATAAGAAAAACGCCTGAAGATAGCCTCTAAACAGGCCAGCTTCGCGCGTTTCCATGGATTATGCATTTCAAGTATGGCTATATATTCTTCATCAGTAAGAGCGCAGGTTTTCTCTTTCCCCTCTACCATCGTATCGCCAAGTTCAAAACGCATGAGATCTTTTCCCCGTTCAGATAACTTCCCGGGATCATAACTGTATGATCCTGCCATTATTTATCACCCGCTCTTTCCTCCTGCATGTCTTCTTCGGGAGTGAGTTTAGCGGCGGCAGCTTCTGTCGCTTCTTTGATAGCCTTTCTTGAATCACAGGCATTGAGTAGGATCAGAATTTTCTCCTCCTTAATATCCTTGATTTCCTCTTTTGCTTCCGCCGTTGTCATCTGCATTATTTCTGCAGCTTTGCATATCTGCTCCTCACTGCAGTGCAATATCATCTTCCCGTCCTGCTGGTTGATTGGAATTGCAAACTCAACTTGGCCTACAGACGCTTTTACAGCAACCGCTTCGCCCAAATCATCTCCTCCGGCAGCGATCGAAAGCACCCCTATCTTCTCTTGTGCTTTTGGATTTATTACAAATTCAGATGGAATCTCATCTCCGATGTAAAAGGTCTTCCCGTTAAAAGAGCAGGGTTTTTTCGCTATCAGCTTCATAAAACCCCTCCTTAAACAGCGTCTTTGAAGAACATTGCAAGATCATCTGCGGTTTTTTTCATGTCGCTCGCCATAAGCCCTTCTACATATTCCGAATGTGTTCCGTTTTCTCCCAGGTAATTCAGAACCGGAAGGAGCTGTCCGTCTCCGAGCATATCCCATGTGAAAATATAACCAGCGGAAGGTTCGTCAATAGACGGATTGTTTGTGGCATAACAGAGCAGGATTGCGTTCGGATCCCCAATGAATCCCATGTCTGCCTCAGCTCCCCTTTCCGCTTTGTTCATAATGGACTGCATAACAACAACTCTTTCTGTGCTGAAAAGCTGAGAGAGAACATTCAGAGTTACGCTCGCAGGATTTATTGTTGATCCGCCATATTTTACTCTTTCGAGAATTCCCGGATGGTTTTTCAGCGCTGTATACACATTTGCTCCAAGACCGATACGGTTTGGTCTGCGTCCGGTCAGCTCCTGCATTTCCGTTGCCTTTTCATCGAAAAACTTAACCGGATCCGAGTTGTCATTTGAGAACTTAATAAACTGTTTTCCAGATAAACTCGTCGAATCAACTCCGGTGTATTCATTGGTCCAAACGCCAGCCTTGAAGAAGCTGCCTGCAAACTGTACATCCTGATGAATGTTTGCCTGCTCAGCGATCGTCTTAGTTCTCTGCACTCTCGGATCTCTCGTTGCCGGCCCCTGGCGTCGCTGAAGATCTGTCTGTCGAATCTGATCGATGCCCATAATCATCTGATCCACCTTGCAGTTGTATGTCTCTGTGTGTTCAGATACAACCGCCGGATCAACCTTTCCATATGCCGGCTTCCTCTGCCAGCTATCGCGAAGAAGATCATCTTTGTCGAAAATGTAGTAATTATCAGATGATAAGTCTACCGGGCAAACCGGAAACAGTGATTTTGCGAAATAATTCGCGGAATTCTGATAGTATGACAGTGCCATATTAGTCAGTGCTGTATGCGGTTTGAATGCTCCCTTTGCAATTTCTGCCGCAATTCCTTTTGTTGTATTTCTCATGTATTATTCCTCCTCTTTCTAATTATCTTTATTCGCCT